ATCTAAATCTCTGTTAGACTATACAGATGATTAAGTTGCTATTTCCTTTGCCTAAAGAAATCACTATTGCATTTAGCGGTGGTGTAGATAGTGTTGCTATCACAGACTTTCTAAGTAGAAAACACAAGGTTACTTGTGCCTTTTTCCATCATGGCACAGAAAATAGTGAACGTGCATTTGAGTTTGTTACCAAATTCTGCACCAATAGAAATCTACCCTTATTTGTAGGAATGCTTACCAGTCAAAAACCCGATGACTTAAGCCCAGAAGAGTTTTGGCGAAACGAGAGATATAAGTTTTTAGAACCATTGGGTAATGTAGTAACTGGGCATCATTTGGATGATGTAGTTGAAACTTATCTTTGGGCATGTATGCATGGAACTCCCAAATTAATTCCCCGTTTTCGTAATAACGTCTTGCGCCCATTTCTCACAACGAGAAAGTCCGAATTTGTTGACTGGTGCAAGCGTAAGGGTGTATCATGGTGTGAAGATACTAGTAACACAGATACAAAGTATACCCGCAATCTTATTCGACATAATTTATTACCAACTGCATTACAAGTCAATCCTGGCTTGCATAGCATGGTGAAAAAATTAGTTGAGAAACAAGAGCAATCGCTATATAATAACACAGGAGAAAATTATGAGTGACGCACGTACATTTACAGGTGATGCAAAAATTAAGTTGACACAATTAGTCAACGAAGGTATGGCAGTAATGCATGAAATTGAAACGCTTCAGGGCGGTCTTACAGACACAATCAAGGCTGTAGCAGAAGAACTTGAAGTAAAGCCAAGTGTATTGAAGAAGGCAATTCGTATTGCGCACAAGGCAAGTCTTGGACAGACTAACAAAGAACACGAAGAACTTAATAACGTCCTTGAGGCAGTTGGCAAAACACTGTGACAAGTATACTACTTGGTATATTCGAATGGATTAAAGAGGATTGGGCATCAAACCGTATAAGGTTTGCTGTAGAGTTATTGGCTTGGGCTATCAGCGTTGGCTGTAGTTTGACATTAGCCATTACCGTACCCAATCCTCCGTTCTATATTTTATATCCAGTTTGGATAAGCGGATGCGCTATGTATGCATGGGCAGCTTGGACTAGAAAATCATTTGGTATGTTAGCAAACTATCTGCTATTGACTACCATTGACACTGTTGGCTTAATTAGACTATGGGTCGTTTGATTGCGTTTGGGTGTTCACTTACATTTGGTTTAGCCCTACCCGATGTTTGGCCTTATAAAGAAAAATATTATCCTAGTGATTTAGCATGGCCAAAATTATTAGGTTCTAAATTAAATTTAGAAGTTATAAACAGGGGTCACCCGGCAGCAGGTCAAACAGAAATATTTGCAAGAATATTAGATTTTGATTTTCAGCCCGGTGACATTGCTATAACGATGTGGAGTTATTTTGATAGGTTAGAATTTTGGAAATTTATGGAACCAACAGTTGGGACTAGAATTAACCAAGATCATAAATCTTACAGGAACTTTGTTTTATTAACTGAAAAATATCAAATTGATATCGCTAGAAGAAATTGGTTAATAATTCAACATGCACAGTTGTATTTAAAACACAAAAACATCAAATCTGTTTCATTAATGTGTTTGGAAGATAGAGAACGTCATCCAAATAGTCTTTACAAAATTGATGCATGTGATACAATACAAGATATATCGTGGAATTATTTAGACAAAGCGTTGGATAAAGTTCATCCGGGCGTTGAGTCACATAAAGACATGACAGAACAAATTTACAATAAGGTATTTAATGTCGTATATTGATGCTATACATGATAGAGATAGTGATAGGATTTTCGTTGTAGAACGAACTCCAGAGGGAAAGCGCACATATAAAGAATATCCTTGTAACTATACTCTTTACTATAGCGATCCTAAAGGCAAGTATCGCAGTTTATATGGTGATACTGTAAGCCGTTTTAGTACACGCAAGCGTGGTGAGTTCGAAAAAGAAAAACGAATTCATGCGAATAAGAAACTGTTTGAGTCTGATATCAATGTGGTATTCAGATGCCTCAGTGAAAATTATCTGAAGGTAGAGCCTCCAAAACTCCATACATGTTTCTTTGACATTGAGGTAGACTTTGATCCGGATAAAGGCTTTAGCCCAACGTCGGATCCGTTCAATCCGGTTACGGCTATTTCAATGTACTTGGATTGGCTTGATCAACTCATCACGCTTGTTATTCCCCCTAAACACATGAGCAATGAAACTGCGCAAGAAATTTGTAGTCAGTTTGAAAATTGCTTATTGTTCCGTAGTGAAATAGAAATGTTTGAAACCTTCTTTCAATTGATTGAAGATGCGGACATACTAACTGGTTGGAACTCAGAAGGGTATGACATACCCTACATGGTCAATCGTGTTACTCGCATTATGAGTAAAGACGATACACGCAAGTTTTGTTTGCTTGGGCAGATGCCTAAGGCAAGAACATATGAACGTTTCGGCAAAGAAGAAACAACGTATGACTTAGTTGGTCGTGTTCATATGGACTATTTGCAGTTGTACAAGAAGTACAACTACGAGAGTCGCCACAGTTATAAACTTGACTTCATTGGTGAAATGGAAGTCGGTGAAAACAAAACTCAATATGAAGGCACACTTGATCAATTGTACAATAAAGACTTCAAACGTTTTATTGAATACAATCGACAAGATACAATGTTGCTTGTTAAGATTCATAACAAATTAAAATTCTTAGATTTGGCAAATGCACTTGCACACGAAAACACAGTGCTGTTGCCCACAGTCATGGGGTCTGTTGCAATGATTGAAATGGCAATCATGAACGAGGCACATGAAAGAGGTCTGGTAGTTCCAGACAAAAAACGAAAGGAAATAAACAGTGATGAACAACAAGCGGCAGGTGCCTATGTTGCTACGCCCAAAAGGGGCATACACGAATGGGTCGGTGCAGTGGATATCAACTCGCTCTACCCCAGTGCTATTAGAGCCCTCAACATGGCTCCCGAAACAATCGTTGCTCAAGTCAGACAGTCACTCACCAACCAGTACATGCACGACAAAGGGCGACGGTTGGCTAGTGAGAAAAAACGAAGCAAAGATGATGACGAAGTAACTGGTAGTATTCTTTGGGAAGGATTGTTTGGTAGTTTAGAATACACAGCAATCATGAACCAAGAACGCGGTACTATGCTTACACTTGACTATGAAGATGGTCGCAGTGTAGAGATGAGTGCTGCCGAAGTATGGAAACTAATCTTTGATAGTCACAAACCATATATCTTAAGTGCTAATGGTACTATCTTTAGATATGACCAAGAAGGTGTGATTCCCGGGCTACTTACACGTTGGTATACAGAACGTAAATCAATTCAAAAGCAGGCTAAGGAAGCATATGGTACTGATATGTTTGAGTACTATGATAAGCGTCAGTTAGTTCGTAAGATTTTGCTTAACTCAGCATATGGTGCATTGTTAAACGAACACTGCCGTTTCTATGATAAGCGTATTGGTCAAAGTGTTACATTGTCGGGCCGACAGATTGTGCGACACATGATGAGTACCATCAATGAAACAGTTGCAGGTGAGTACAATCACGAAGGTCCTACTATCGTATATGGTGATACTGATAGTTGCTACTTTAGTGCGTATCCGACATTAAAAGAACAAATAGAAAAAGGACAACTAGAGTGGAATAAAGATGCATGTGTGCAACTTTATGATGCTATTGCTGAACAAGCAAACGAAAGTTTCCCTGCTTTTATGGAACGTGCATTTCATGCTCCAAGAAAGAACGGCGAGATTATCAAAGCAGGTCGTGAACTTGTAGGTGATCGCAGTTTGTTCATCACCAAGAAACGTTATGCTATCAACATCTATGACAAAGAGGGCAAACGCAAAGATGTAAATGGTAAGATGGGTGATATCAAGGCTATGGGTCTTGACTTGAAACGTGCTGACACACCCAAATATGTGCAAGAGTTTTTGATGGAAGTATTGTCAATGGTTCTTGCAGGTAAAACACGTGATGATGTTATTGAAAAAATTAAAGAATTTAAGGTAGAACTTGGTAAACAAGACAGTTGGACTAAAGGTAGTCCTAAATCTGCAAACAAGTTAACCTATTACGAAGAATTAGAAAAGAACAGTAAGACAGGTAAAGCGAATATGCCAGGGCATGTTCGTGCGGCATTGAATTGGAACTACTTGCGTAGAGTAAATGGTGACAATTATAGTATGAAAATGGTTGATGGTATGAAAGTTATTGTGTGTAAACTCAAGTCAAATGCTTTGGGTTTTACTAGCATTGCATATCCAACTGATGAACTACGTTTGCCTAAATGGTTTTGTGACTTACCATTTGACGATAGTGAAATGGAACGCACATTAGTTGACGAGAAGATTGAAAACTTATTAGGTGTATTGGGTTGGGACTTGCGTAGCAATACTGATACAAATAGTACGTTTGACGATTTATTCTCATTTGGTTAAATTAGATATTGACAAGCGTAATAAAATCCATTATTATACACAATATTCTCGCCTAAATATTAAACACAAAGGAACACATATGAAAGACAATTTACAGGATTTGATTCAACATACACATGGTCTAGGAGTTATTGACTTAATCAGAGTCAATGGCACAGACAAAGAAACACAGATTATCGCAGTCAGTGAAGATAAGAGTGTTGTAGTTATGGGTACTACTAAAACCCCTATGCCAGATTTCATCGGCACATTCGGTATGCCTAACTTAGGTAAACTCAAAACTATCTTAGGCTTTGATGACTATGATGAGCATGCAGTAATTAACGTTACACGCAATAAGGATGATGTTCCTACTGCTGTACACTTTGAAACTAAGGTAGGAGACTTTGTTAATGACTATCGATTGATGAGTAAGTCAATTATCGAAGAAAAGGTAAAAGACGTTAAGTTTAAGGGTGCTAAGTGGGACGTTGAATTTGAGCCTACTGTTGCAGGTATTCAACGTTTTAAGAAACAAGCAAGTGCTAACAGTGAAGAAGATAAGTTCACATGTAAAACAGATAAGAATGATTTAAGAATTTACTTTGGTGAACCTTCAACACACAGCGGTAACTTTGTATTTCATCCCGGAGTCAGCGGTGCATTGAATCGCCCCTGGATGTGGCCTGTTAAGGTATTCCAAGCAATTATGGACTTGCCAGGTGACAAGACTGTGCGTATTAGTGATCAGGGTGCTGCCGAAGTTACTGTTGACAGTGGACTTGCAGTATATCGTTATCTTCTTCCAGCACAAGCAAAATGATTAAAAACATTAATGGTGGTAGAGGCATTGTTGTCATGGGAGGTAATAGTAGTTACCCCTATGTCAACATGAGTAATGCTAGTGCAGGCATGATGCGTTATAACGGTAACAATCAAAACTTTGAAGTCTATGATGGTAGTAGTTGGATGACCATAGGTATGAATCATGCTCAAATAGATTTAGAT